GACAAGGTGATGGCTGCTCGTGACCTGTCAAAGCATACAGGGTTGGACAGCTATCTGATCGTGCAATGGACTGACAAACTTGCAACGATCAATTTTGCAGAGGATTTTGACGTTGGCTTTGGTGGCAGACGCGACCGGGGCGACAGTCAAGATGTGGGGCTGGTGGCTCATTTTGAGACCAGCAAATTTAAGGAGTTAGTATGACAATCAGGGTTAAATTTACGAATCATGAAATTTCTCAGTGTAGGCAAGCCGCAATGGGTAGGTGGCAGTTAGCCCGTGTATCTGGGATTGTTAATCAAAGAAAGGATGGCGGGAGGGACGATTACACAATAGATTTTATTGGTGTGAAAGCAGAAATAGCTGTCTCAAAAGTTTTAAAAATAGATTACTCCCCGCACTCTTTAGGTGTTGATGATGGTGCTGACCTTTATGAATCGGATGTCAGTATAGACGTTAAGGCTACATTTCACAAAAATGGGAAAATGCTTTTTAAGTCTATTGATTCATTTAAGGCTGATATTTGCGTGTTAGTTGTGTCGCCTTACGATGAAAACGAAGCAACCGTTGTTGGATGGATGACAAAATCCAAATTTAAAGAAAAAGCAAAAATTGTGGATTTAGGACACGGTAATTGTTTTGTTGTTGAGCAACATGAATTGTTAGATTTGAGGGATTTGTGGGTTGGATTAACTAAGAAAAGGTTAGGGGAATAGAATGACGGACACACTGATAATTCGCAGTAACCTGCAAGAGAACTTTGCGGTACTGCCCAACGAAATGATTAACGATGAAAACCTGACAAGCGATGCGCTGGCGGTGCTGGTGTATCTGCTTTCAAAGCCGCATGACTGGCAAGTGAGGCCGACAAATCTGCGTAACCGATTTAGCTGGGGCAAGGACAAGGTGTATCGGATTCTGGCAAACTTGGAACAGCTAGGGTACATGCGCCGCGAATCTGCTCGTAATGATGGTCAATTCGCTGAAACCCGCTATTTCGTTATGGATTCACCGTGTCCGCATTTCCCGGATACGGTTTTACCGGATACGGAAAACAAGGACACATACAAAGAACAGAAAGAACAAAAGACAGATATAACTAAATCAAATAAATTACAGCGGCAGAAAAAACAGCTTTTAGTGGACTGGATGCCAGACACTGAGGACAAGGTGTATGCCACTGATCGCGGCCTAGATTGGCAAGAGGTGTTAGAGGACATTCGTATCTGGAATGAGCAAGGCGGAAATAAAGCCGCCTATGCGTCTGTAAAGGCATTTTGGCAGGGTTGGGTGCGGAGAGAGGTCAAACGCCGTCCTAGCCCCGCCAATGCTCGACAGAAGGCATGTCAAAGCGAGAAGGTAGCCACGCTGTCACCGAAGCAAGAGGAATATGCTAAATCAGCCGCTTTGAAGCTGGCGCATCAGTATAAGGATGAGTTCTTCAAGTATGATGACATATTGAAGGCGGTTAATGCGTTTATGCTAACCGATCAAAGCGATGAATCGTGGAAGGATATTGGTCTGGGGCTGCCGAAGCCGTTCTAGCAAAAGAAAAGCCCGGTCAATACCGGGCTGTTCTAGTTTATATTTTATTATTCATCATCATCTAAATGAAAATGATGGTGCATTTGCCAGAAAGCCGTGCTTATGTTGCGCGGTGTTTCGGCGTTATATAGGTCAAAGCCGTCTGACCATTCATTGATAAAATCACGCAAAGCATTATACGATTTTTTGATTGCTTCACGCTGGCTTGGTGTTAGTGCGTCCATTCCAGCTTTTTCAGCTTTAACACGCTTGTCGCGGTCGATTTCCCATTGTTCTTTTTTAGCCATTGTTTTGTTTCCCTTGTGCTAGTTGTTTAACGCGCTTTGTTGCGTTCTTGAGCCGTTGCTGCTCAGTGTCTGGCAGTGACTGAAACACTGCCGACATTTCGTCTTGCGTTGGGTCAAAATGCTCAACATACAGGACAAATTCTAATGCTGACCGAATTGGTGACTGGTTGTCGTCACCATAATGGTCGTAAAATGCTTTCTCGTAATTATCCATTATTCCGCCTCATAACTGTCATAGATATCGAAATCATAGACATCAAACGCGCTATGTTGCGCGTTGGTGCCATAGCTGGAATCGGACTGATAGTCGCTGATTTGTTTCTTGAACAAATCCATAGCTAACTGTTCAGCCGATTCAAGACTGTCGGCTGTTAGCGTCATAGTTTGCGCGACAACCGCTGTAACTTCTATTTCAAATTTAGGCATTTGTTTTCCCCTTTATGTAACTGCCGAATAAACCATCACATAGCTCGTTTACCGAACCGCCGAAATGATCATAGAATGCTTTTTCGTAATCATTCGGCATGTGTGACTGTTGTTCTTCCAGCATTGGTTGCTCGACACGACTGACCGTCGCATCTGCCGATTCTTGGCTGATATAATTAGCGGTGACTGATTCGGTCAAAACACTATCAAGCTCATTGATGCCGCCATTGGCAACAAGCTCTAAATGAGCAAGGTATATTTCGACTGGTATGCCTGACCGATTCACGGTCAATTCGACTGACCGATTGTCTGACCGATTGTTCAACCGATTTGCGGCTTGTTTTAGATTTGACATGATAAACCCCTCTATTGTGTCAATTACAGATTAACAGCATGCAATGGCATTGCAAGCATTATTTTTCGCAATCATATATCAATTCGCTAACTCTTTTGGCTAACTGTTCTGGATTATGTATTATTTTTGCCAGATTTTCCGATATCAACAGCCAGCCATAACTGCGCGGCTGGTATAGATTCCAGACGCCATTTTTATTGGATATTTTCCAATTTGACGGTTTGCCATTTATGTCAACCGATAACAGGCCTTGACCTGATTGTGTTATATTTATATTCATGTTTTTACCCTTTCAAAATGAAGCTAGCTATCGCGCTTGCTGCAAACGCTGCAAACAATGCCGCCAAGCCAGCCGTGCTGATTTCAACCGTTGCGGCTATAATGAAAGCCAGCACAACCGATATTGTTCCGGTTGCGCTAGCTAGTTTTTCGCGGCGGTTCATTATTCAGAATCCGTTCTGATTTTCATTAGGTCAAAATATTCTGATTCAAATAGGCCAGCCAATTCGCGCCGGATATCAATATTGAATGTCTGAAACCATTTACCGTAAAAACGAAAATCTTTATGATATTTTTGCGCGGCGTTATCAGCAAAATAAAGCCACATTTTAGCGGCTTTTTCGCGGTCATATATGCCCTTGTTAAATTTGCGCTGCAAATTGGCCTCAATGCTTTCCCGTTGTTGACGGTATAAATCGCCGTCGTGCAAAGCGAATAGATATAACTCTTGTGTTTCGTGTTGCATTGTTTTCTTTCCCTTGTCGTTTCGTCGTTGGCTTTCACCATATGCCAGCACCACTTGGCGCGGTGAGGGCATAAAGTGGCACGGGCAAGCCGTGCCGCCTTGTTTATGCGGCTTTGCGCTTGAAATTGCCAGCCCCGGCACCGTGCGCGACAATGGCGATATTTTTAGCTTTTACTGAACCACCGGCACATAAGCCGCAATCTATGCATTGGGTTTTGCGTCCGCCCTCTTCGCTTGCCGGGCATAGTATTTCGCGGCCAGTAATCATAGCGTCAATCTTATCAATCACCCGAAACGTGCGACGGCCAGATTGCCAAGCGGCTAATGCTTCGCTTTCAGTGTCTGCCGATTGCATATAGATATCTGGATTAAATGCGGCACCGTCTATGCCGGATTGATGGCTGTATGCTGTATGCCCGGCGGCTTGGCTTATGAGGCTTTCCCAAATATAACTTGGCACGGCCGCACCGTCGCCATATGTGCCGATACGCACCATACGATTGACGCCAAGCGCGGCAATGGCATCATGACCGGATATGGCCGGGTATTTACCGGCTTTATATGCTTTATATGTAATCAAAACGCCTTGGCCTAGGTTTACATAACAAGAGCGATTCTTTGCGGTTTTACGCGCCGGGTCATTAGTGGCTTCGCCTCTATGCGGGCAATTACCACAGATTGAAAAATCTTCGCCGGTTTTGTTTGCCTCTAATGGGTTAATGTCTGGCCGTAAAATATACGTTTGAAGCATTGACCCGGTTTTTGTGTTGCGGCTTTTTGCGACATTGGCGATTGCAACAATGCGCTGGCCGTCAATCTGGCTTGGCCCGTCGTAAATTACATAAGCGTTTGCTTTTTTCATTGTTTCGATTCCCTTGTTGTTTCGGTTTCGGCTATTCGCCGCATAGATTGCCGGGGTGCCAGCAAGCTATGAGGCGGCACCCGATAGGGGTGCCAGCCGGTTTATTTTGCTCTTTCTATGATTTTTGACGGTATATAATCCGGCGACAAGCCAAGGCATCGCGCCGCTGTTATTGCGTGCCGCGCTGATTCTTTTGCTTTTTCTATTAGGCCGACCACGGCTGGCATGTTTCTGTTAAGTGACGCCGCCATTATGGCTTGCTCAATGCTGGCTTGTTCAGCGATATAGTGAGCATATTCTTGCACCAAGGCGCATTTTTGGTTTGTCAGTAGTTTTGCCATTGTTTTTACCCTTTCAAATCGTTCTTGATCGCTTCGATCATACCCATAACAAAAACGCACCAACCGACAATGCCGATTGCGCTACCCAAAAACAGAATCAAAAATATTGTGTCTTGCATTGTTTTCACCCTTGTTACGTTACTCTTATATATATGTTGTAAAGTATATATATACATATGACAAGCCCAAAAATGCAAAAAACTTGCAACGGCTAGCGGTTTTTGGTGGTGGTGGTGGTTGTGGGTGAATGGGTTGGGGTGGGGATGGGGTAGGGCATAACACGGTATCAAAATACCACAACACACGCGCAAGGCCGTAGGAAGGCCGCACACTGGCTTTGGGTGTCCCGGTGTATGCTTGCACCAACCTAGCCGTTGCAAGCCGTCACGGGGCAGCCTAGCGCAATTTACTTTGTCGCATAATGTTTATTATCTTTGTCGCATAATGTTTGCCGTGTTCATGTGTTAGCACGTTGAAACATTCTGGCATGTGGTATCATAGCACCACACCCCCCATCAAATCTGCGCGGGGGGCGGCATAAATATATAACATTCCACACCTCATCCCCTCTACCCCCCCCTTCAATCTTCCCCACCCAAAACGTCCCTGCCACCCAAAATTCGTTGCAAGTTTTCTTGCACTGCTAAACTAAAGATGTTATTTGGCAAATAAGGAGTGAGATATGCCGAAGAAAAGAGGCCCCGCGCCTATATCTGGCGCACAGATGGCCGATCAGAAAGATTTGTTCATAGAACTGGTGTCTGACGGCCTGTCAGCGCGTAAGGCGTGTTCTAGTGGTAAGCTACCTACGTTTCCCACTATCAGCAAATGGCTGCGTGATGACGGCGAGTTCCGCGACAAGTATCGTGTGGCGATGGAACTACGGGCGCAGAAGATTGATGACGACATTGATGACGCTATTGAGCAGATGAAGTATGGCGAGTTGGACGCCCAGCAAGCCCGTGTGGTGATCGACACTTACAAGTGGCGAGCGGCCAAGCTGTATCCGAAGCTGTACGGCGAGAACCAGAAGGTCGAGCATGAGCATAAGGTCGTCAGCTTTGTCGATGAGTTGAAGCTGGCGGCAGCGCAAATAGAGCAGCAGCGACTGGCTGACAAGACCATTGACGGCGAGGCTGAAGAGAAGTGAACAAAACCGCAAACACTGATCTGCTCGTAAAGCTGCACAACGACCCGGTTCTATTCGTTGAGAGCATACTGAAGGTGAAACCCCAGCCGTGGCAAGCCGAAGCGTTGAGGGCGGTTGGCAATAATGACAAGGTGAGCATTGCATCAGGACACGGTGTCGGCAAGACTGCCTTTCAAAGCTGGTTAGTTCTGTGGTGGTTGATAACGCATTATCCGTGCAAGGTTGCTGTTACGGCAAACACGGCGCACCAGTTGAGTGATGTGCTGTGGACTGAGATCGACAAATGGGCGCGTCAGTTGCCGGAAGGTTTCAAGCAGTTGCTAGAGTTCAAGAGCGATAAAATTGCTTTGAAGGGTGCGTCAGACAGTTTTGCCGTTGCAAGAACCAGCAGACGCGAGAACCCAGAGGCGTTGCAAGGATTTCACTCAGAAAATATGTTGTTTTTGTGTGAAGAGGCGTCAGGTATTCCCGATGTTGTCTTTCAAGTCGGTGAGGGTGCTATGTCTACCCCCGGCGCTAAGACTGTAATGTGCGGAAACCCCACACGTTCTGAAGGTTTTTTCTATGAGAGCCATCATAGCCAGCGTAAAAACTGGTGTACTATGACGGTAAGTTGCCACGATGCCACGACTGTTTCTGAGCAGTTCTTGGAAAATATGAAGGAAAAATACGGTGAAGATAGCAATGTTTACAGAGTTCGT